AGTCAACATAACGATGTTTTCTGGAGCAGAGATGAAGAACGTGTTAGCAGCCAAAGAAGGGAAGTGAATAACTTCCATACCGTAGTATGCGGGAATGTTACCCTCAACAACACCTTGAGCAGTCGTAGTGTACAAGCCTGCGATAGCGATTTGATAAGCCTGTACAGCAGCAGTACCCATGAAGAAAGCGGGCTTCAACTGACGGTCAGCATCACCGTAAACGGCAGCCAACATAACAGCACTCATAGTCTCGTAAGCACCTTGCATCTTAGCCAAGATGTTAGCAGAAGTCAAAGCAGCATTGGTATCGTAATCAAGAACAGCAGCGTCAGCAGCGAGTTCAGTAGTGATAGCCGTAGCAGCCAATTCCAAAGCCTTCTGAGCAGACAATTTAGCGAAGTAATCAAAAACCCAATCCTTGAACTGAGCATCCATAGTCTCTTCGTTGTGCTGTCCTTGCTTGAGCAATACAGAACGGTAGGTGGTCTCAAGAACATTCTTGCAGTTCAAGAAAGCCCACTTGTAGGTGCTAACCGTCATCTCTTTCTCGTCAATAGAGGCAGAAGATTGTGGGTCAAAAGCACACAGGTCAGAACCAAAGGTCAAGGAAGCATCAAAGATGGGAACTTGAACCTTTGACTTTACTCCGTCAATAAGACGGAAGCGGTCAAGCACTTTAGCACTCTTTACCATTGAATCAATAAAGAGGCCGGGGGTGCGATTTCCCCAATCCAAAGTAGCAACTGAAATCGCCATTTTACTATAGTTTATTTAGTTTAATTTACAATTTTAATAAAAACGCTTGCCAAAGAACTTGTCAATCATATTTACTTTCTCTGAAGTGATTCGCTCAAAGGAGCGTGTCTTGTCTTCAACTACCTCATTAGAAGGCTCAATACCCTCTTGTTCGGCAGACAAAGCCAATTCAGCCTCTAAGACAGAGTTCACTTCGGACTCTTGATTTTCAGCAGAAAGAGCCTCTTCAACCACAACCTCTTCGGCCTGGGGTGCTTCCTCGGAAAGGACAATCTCCTCTACCTCGTTAACAGCCTCAACAACCTCTTCGGCAGCGGGTTCTTCAGCGGACATTTCTACTACTTCTTGTGTTGGCTCTGAAGTAACTTCTTCAGTTTGAGCAAATTTCTCTTGAGTCTCAGCCCAAAGTTCCATAACCGCAGAGTGGTCATCAGAAATTTTTGCTAAGGTTGCCTCAATTTTAGAAATACGCTCACCCAACTCTACAGCGAATTTGAAATCCATTTCACTATTTAAGTTTTGTTCAACGATATCTGTTTTAATTTCAATGGAAAAACCATTGAGTTGGTTAGATTTAATCTCCTCCCAAAGTTGTTCAGACTCAATCTGAGCCTTAACAAATACAGTTCCAATCGGAAGATTGTAGCCGTATGCGTTGCTTTTGTCCTGTTCTGAATCTTTCATCCAAACCTCAAGCATTGTAACGTCAGTCGTTTCAATAGCGTGTTCAATGTTGAAAGAGTTAAACAAACCACTCTTGCTATATTTATACATTATCTTCTCAATCGTGTCCTTTGGGAATACAATGTTGTATTCTCCCATTACTGCACTTCTGCGGTAGATGGGCATATCTGGAATCATGATTGGGCCGACAACTTGTTTCTTCTCCTCGTTTGCAAATTTAAACGAGTGTTCTTCTTCTGAAGACAATGTAATAAATCCCTCCTCAATGGCGGGACGATTAACCAATGAAATTCTAAACATACCGCTGTCCTCGGCTTCGCCAAGTACAACCTTGTAAAGTGGTAGGTTATTCATTATTGTCTACTTTAAGGTTTAGGGCCTTTAAAAATTCGTCTTCGTTAACGGGAATTCCATCTTTTTCAAATTGCTTTAGTTGTTCCAATGCAATCTGAAGGCGGTTATTCACATCATTAACCATTAATAACATATCAATGATGCCTTCAAGCATCTCCTTGTCTTCTGGGCGTTGGTGCGCTGACATCTTTTGGTTTCTGATTTGTTCCATCTTTCTGATGGCCCAATTCACACCGGAAGTTCCTCCCCAAATCAACCAAGCAACATAGCCACGGTCTTTCCAAGGTGTAGATGCGTACTTTGGGTCAACAGCAGCATTCTTACGATGACGTGCAAATGAAGCCATGCGGGCAATCGTAGATGTTGACAAACTTTCTCTTGATGCGAGTTGGTTTGCTCTTGTCCACCCTACGATAGTTCCACCCTTAACCTCATTACCATACTCTTTCTTCCAACGCAATGCACGCTTTGCATTGTTGGTAGCAGAGATAGGATAGTCATTATAAGTTTTACCCATTATATCAATCTACAAAAATTGCTTCAACCTTTCCGTAAACATAGTCATCATAAAGACGAGCATCTGTGAATGATGAGATTACAACAGTTTCTCCGGTCTCGCTAATTTCTAATTTCTTATTAAAGAAATACCCATTATTAAAATAGAATACAGGGAACGCAGCATAGAACGAAATCTTTGATTCATATGCTGCCTTAAACTTCTCGGAGTTGGTTATATAGTCGTATCCATCAAGTGTAACGCCATTTCTTGTTGCGAAACGAAGGTCAAGTCTGGCTTCAATCACGTTGCTTGGATACCCTTGCAGTTTTATGTTTCCAAGAACCTTATATTGGTTTTGGTCTATCAATTGACCGAATGAGTTTCTTCTAACCCAACGTGGATAACGCAATGTAACTTCATTGGCCATTTCAGACAAGTAGAATATACGTAGACCAATTTCATTGTATTTACGAATCTGCCCCTTGATTTGGCCAACCTCCTGTACTGAAATTAATCCATCACGCATCAATAGGTCATCATTAAACACATCATCCTTTCCACAAACAGACTTGTCAATAGGATTTATTAGACCTGTAATGAACTCAATGGAATAATCACCGTTTCCATTAATGTCGTATTGGCCATCATAACTGCCAACCGAAAGTCCGTTTTCAAAAGAATCATATAGCCCTTCATTGTCTTTATTTAAAAGTTTTAGATTCTTTGGAGAATTTGTGCTTAGAGATACTTCGTATTCTTTAGCATCGTCTATGTATTGGTCAATGGGTACTACGGCATCCCGTATGTCGTTCACATTGTCAAGTATAAAACCAAGTTTAGATGGCCTATAGTCATAGATTATGCTCAAATTAAAACGCTTCATCAAGTCAACAAACAAGTCGTATACTGATACTGATGTATTGTTTTCAAATGAGTCGGCAAAGGTAAACACGTCACCCGGAGAAGAGACAATCACTCTTGAGTGGTTTGTTATTTTCAAACCAAATGATGGCCAACTATATCCATGAACCCTTGACTTCATTACGTCAGATTGGCGAAGTTCAACACCAACCGCAAGTCCGGATGCAGTAACTACATTGTCTTCAATCTTCGTTGTCAAATGGTTCACCGTAAGTGAACCGCTTGTCATCGCAACAGATATTCCATAACTATATCGTGTTCCTCCCAATATAGAATACGAAATTGAGTCATCAATGTATGCCGTAAAGTCATCAAAGTTTAATGTGTTTGCAAAATTCAAAAACTGAAATTCGCTACCGCTAAACGCATCTGGAAAATCCATACCTGTTCCGTTTGAAACGGATACCGCTGTTAACTTCAATGGCAGACCCTGCTCATCAACAAGTGGAATGCGATATGTTGGGGATGCGGATGTTACGTACCCTGCATATATGTCAAGGTATGGGGTAAATTCAGCATTTGCCAACGAACTTCCATATATCTGAATAGCGGTCGGAATTATTGAATCGTAATACTCAATCTCTGATGAAAGGATTGTGTAGTTTAATCCACTAACAAGCAAAGAGTTACTACCGCTTGCAAATGAAAACTTCGCATCAAACTCGTTGCTATAGGCAATGTATCCAATGTTTTCGTCACCGTAGTCAGTAACCCCAGATGATGTCCTGTGTTGATAGGCGTAGACTCTGTCAATATCATTCTCCGCTGAAGGGTCATAGTTTGTTGGGCCATGAGCCTCGTATGTGTCCCTTAAAAGGATTTTGTAATTGGTAATGTTTTCAGCATTAAAATAAGTCAGCGTACCATTCAAGTCAACCTCTATTGGGTCAAGCGTAGTTTGGTCTACGTTGTTTGTTACGTTATATGGGAAAGGGAAGATGTAGCCAAGGCGAGTATCTTCCCTTGTGCCTGACAGGGCGGTTGGGTATAGTACGTATAAGTCATTTGAAGTCCAAGATGATATTCCATCAATGAACTTTGAATAAACGTCAAATCCTAATGTTCCGAATACACGGCTGAAAAAACTCTGAACACTTAATGCAGGAAACAATCCAACATTGTAGTTGTGAATGCCCCACGTTGTGAATTGACGTGATGGGAATCCATCCCTTTTCTGAATGTCATCAACATCAATAAACGGAATCTCAATGTCCCGGTTTTGATAATCTTGATTAAGATTAAGGTATGTTGAGAGCGTTCTCTCTGTTGTAGAAAACGCATCCGAATATATATCAGAAAACTTTAAGTCCTTTAACTTCTTTGAGAAGTCTGAAACATTGTCATTGAACTCAATATTAAAGAAAGGCTCTGTGCTATTTATTGTAACGCTAACAAACCTACACACGCCAGATGAGACGAGTAGGTCGTTTATGTACAATGAGTATTCCCTCTCTAATGCCGTGACATTTCCAAGGCTAACAGAATCGTTATATTGAAATATAGCCTTATTTACTGTGGTGTATGGCAGTTTCTGTTCAAAGGAAAATGGTATCCTTACTGACTCGGGTGATTGACTGTTGTAGTAGTCAAACGAAAGCGCAACTTCTTGCCCCGGAAATAGGTCAGCGGTTGCCCCGTTAATTAATAATTTATAACTCACGGAACTGCTATTTTGAACTCAATTGCCTTTTTAAACTTGTTATTCAATGTGTCAAATGATGAACTATTCATAACAATTTTATACGCAACACTTCCCTGTGCCTTACAAGAATCTACAAGATATAGTTCCGTGCTTAACAATGCGGGTAGCATATTGTTGACGAGGAATCTACGCTTATCGTCAATTGTAAGAGAGTATTCCAACTTCGTGTTGTACACAGTCATTCTATTTGAGTAGTGCGCCTTCTCAATGGCGTATTGAATCCTGTATGAATTTACTTCTTCAAGCGACTGATATAAACCATAACCACTAATGAATATACTAAAACCATTCATTGTCTGAATGTTTAGTGAGTACATTTCATTATCATATGTTACTATGAATGAACCTTGACCCGGTTCGGACGGAGACCATCCATTGAAAATACCATATATAAAGTCAGTACCATGCGTAAGCACAACAACATCACCATATATGGCATCATTGCTTGTCGTGTCTCCAACGTCTAAAATAAAGTTAACTAAAGCCTTTCCGGCACCAATAACTGTTACGCTACTTATGACACCACTCGCAACCCCGGAGCCTGGTGACCCAAACGGAGTACCTTTAAATACTAAATGATAGTTTGACATTATAGGTTTCTATTTCTTTCTTTAATTCTACGAGCCGTTTCATCACGAGAAATGTCATCCGAAGATACAAAAGCACGGACAGGTTTAGATACATTAATTGCAGTATTAACCGTTGCCTCTGCAATTGCCTCAAGGTACTCAAGTTGCTTTTGTGTTGCCTCTTGCCCTGTAACAATTCCACCTTTTGCAAAACTATAGGATGATGTTTGTGTCCCATTGATTTTGTCAAGCACGCTCTTGTAACGCTTGGTTGAATACTTATTTACAATGTACTCACCGCCCTCCATCTCGTACCCGCCCATACCATTGATAGTGAATGGGACTCCACCATTTGCGTGAGAAGGACCATTTACAACACCACCTTCAGCGAACTTCTTTGGATAGAACTTACGCTTGTTGATTGCGGTAATCTCTGATGCGTATGATGCAGTAGCCAATGCCGTTGTAGCGATTGACATCAAAGCAAGTGTAGCCGGGTCAGCACGGCCCTCCTTGATAATAAGGTTTGGTATGATTGAAGCGATTGCCTCAAGCAAGTCAACCTTTGCTTTTTGAGTGTCACGTTTCTGCTCCGCCTCAAAAATCCTTTTATCAATAGCGTTTTGCTGCTGAATCTCTTTACGCTTAATGGCCTCGAGCCTTGCAGCGTATTCCTCTTGGCTAATCAATTGGTTCTGGATCTGTGCATCCAAAACCTTTGTCTCGTATTCGGAACGGTCTGAAATAAGTTGCTTTTCAACTTCGAGACGTGCCTTTAGAGCCTCAAGGTCTGCATCTTGCTGCTGCTGATATATTTCGCTTGCTTTCTTTGCTGAATCGCCAAGAAATTTCTCAAGTTGTTTAGCAAAATCCTCTCTCTGCTTTATGCGCTGGTCATTGAGGAAGTCATTGTCCTCTTTCTCACGCTT